CTGTAAAATAGCTGCTTTAACAAAACAACTTGCTAAAACCCCGGCCATTTAATATTTCGGTATCTAATAAGAGCCAGAATAATTAACCAACAAGTATACTAATGCGTATCCCTGCGGATTAAGACCTATAACTCTTAATTAAAAGATGATTTTATAAATAAAAGAAAACATAACTAAAAACATAAGTTATGAAAATAAAGAAAAATTTTACAATTCACATATCCGGTTGGAATTGTCTTAAAATTTGCTTAGAGCAAAATCCGGTAAAAATAACAAATTTTAAGTTGGGTACGGTAAGTTAACCATAGGCACCATCGAAACGAAAGCACCAAAATTACAATCATCAGCTCCAGATCTATAGAACGGGTTAGCTCTATAGTTCATAGCTGGTGAATATTGAATATTAAGAGCAGTTTGTACACTACCTTTATTAATATTGTGATTTTGTGGATTCGTTGGACCTAAGGCGTTACCTAACGTACACGAAGAGTGTGTATAGTGATAGAAAGGAACTTGCAAGCCTATACCACCTAACTGTTGTAAAGTCATGGCGTATTGAGCATTGTAAGAGCTTTCTATGAAGTTAGTTGAACTAGTATTAGTAATATCAACGACTTCAGCACTATTAGGTGTATCAGAACTGAGTATATCCAAGCGAGCTTGAACAAGACCAGTTGCTGATGACATGGGTTGACGGATGCGAACACCGCCTCTAACTAGAGCATATATAGCGGACAAACTAGAAAATATGTCCATTGTATATTCTGTTTCAGAAGCAGCAACATCTTTTGTATACCTCCAAGCATAAGGAAGAAGTATAATATTTTGTGTTGTTGCAGAAGTTTGGGTTGTGAAACCAAGAAAACCGCCTCTTTTAAGAAGGGTTCTCAAAGAAGTGACAACTTCACCAACACACATCTCATCCTTGATCATGGTATTCTCACCAGGAGAAGTACCACCTACCATATTAACATCTAATGTTGTTGGTGAAGCATCAGAATTGACATCGCCCCTAGAATTAGATGAAAAATCCATTTGGAAAGTGGCAGCTCCGTAAGGAACAAGACGGTTTCTACGAGGAGTAGAGAATTGCAAGTCAGGAGCACCAGCAACTTCGATGAGAAGTTCAATTTGAGAACTGACAGTTTCGGGAGCAACAAGCTCATCCAGGACATAAATTTTAAATTGTCCAAAGGTTGAGCCAGGTGTACCTGCGTTGGCAACAGTTCTCCAAGGAATGATTGAAACATAAGGAATTTCAATAATGAATTCGTTTTGTTCACGAATATCCAAGATAGTCTTGTGTAAATAATTAGCATCTGCATAAACAGAATCATTATTAAAACAACTAGATTCACTAGGATTAAAAACGAATAACAAACGACCAGAATGAAATTCTGTTTTGACGACCTTAATCTTGATAACGAAACCTCCAGTATATCTGTTGAAGTACTGAGCAAGATAACCAACTGGTGTATAGTGAGACACAGCTGGAGTGACTGCATCAGGAACGACAAAAGAGAAAGGTGAAATATCTTTCTTATAAATTTCAGTGCCAAGAACTTGAGATTCAAGCCATGGAACTGTAACAAACCAAGAGAAAATACTCTTGAGATAATTGATAGACATTTCATCGTTATCTGTGGAAGAAAAACCAGGAGCGACACCAACATGATTATCACTAAAAAGTGACAAAGGCTGAGTATCATCTGCCTGATCTTCATTTGTCATATAAGAATGCGGAAAACGATTCATTCTAACTACCTTGTCCAAAACTGGGGGTTTACTCCAACCTACTGAAGCAGCTATATTAGAAGCTGCTCTAATAGACCAACCAAGGGGAGCACTAACACTAGTTAGTAAAGGCACCTTGGTAAATTGAGAAAACCCGTCAGCGATCAGACTAAGACCAGAAGAAATAGGACCTGTTTCCTTGATTTCTCTATCGAAGAGATCAATGTCACGCTTAAGTTTACGTACACGACCAGCTTGTGATTCAATGGCTGGACCAGGAGCTGGGGGGTAGACGGATGCTGCCGTAGGAATTGTGTTTCCGAACACTTCAACATCTTCATAATGCGCCCAAATGGTATAACTAGCAGTAGTATTACCTGTGGGAGCGTTTAAAGGACTGTATGGATATAAGAAAACTACACCTGGGTCACCAAAGTAAGGTGCCGCCAAGTTAGGATTCCAAGCCAATGAAGGATAAGCACTAATATAAGGAATTCTAAGTTGAACTGAAGTATCAGTATTAACATCAAGTTCAACATGATGTAACTGTGTAATTTCAGTCTTAGTAGACCTATGTAGTCCCAAATAATCGTTGATTGGATCCAAATTGGTAGCATCATATAAAGCACCACCAGTTGGAACAAAAGCTAGAACATAACGACCTTGCTGGAAACGATTAGCGTTCACTTGTAAAGTAAAAACTACCGTATAACGCATGGACATCACACCAGACAATTTGTCGGAAAAAGTTTTATTATATCTTAAAGGAGCTGATGTGGGGAAATTAGGGAAAGTAGCAGCAGTATCAGTGAGAGCTAACAAACCCTGTTGCCAAGGCACAGGTTTTGCTAAGAAACTCTTAACACTAGCTGGAACCCCATCATCAGGTGAGGATAACATAGTATTAGGTAGACTCATAGGCCTATCAAAAGTTGCAGTTTCGGCAACAGCATCATTCGTAGAACGAACTGTTGTACCAACATCTTCTTGTAGGTCCTCTTGTCTATGAGCATCGGTCTTTTTACCGAGATACTCCATCTCAGATTGATATTCAATTTGAGGTAAATAGTTTATTTGGAATTTAGCATAAGCCGACGCGGGGCGACAATTCCATAATCTGCCCTGTCCTTCTTGATTCATATAGTTTGACATAATTTTTCATAAAGTTTTTGAGCAATATCGTTTGCTCTAGGGAATGCCTACGCTCAATTTAACTACGAGAGAAGTAACATAACAGATAACGTGTCTGGAACGCTCAATTTAATGACGAGAGAAGTCGGTGCAACAAAATTAACAATACTCCTCACGATCACAGACCTCTAAAAGATTGCGTGTGAAAGAAGTAGTTTTAGGCCAATAATTAACTGTGTCTTTTGATACATTAGAAATTTTACTAGACCAGCTAGAATAAACTTCCTTACCATGGAGCGATAATTCTCTTAAAGCGTTGTCGACTTTATCTTCTGTGATTCGATCACATTGGTTACCTCTCTTTGTCCAAGAAATCGTATCTAACAAACCATCAATACGAAGAGGAGCGACAAATCTTCTTACGATATTTTCATATCTCCAACTACGTTTAAGAAACTCTACTTTGTCTAAACTACGTAACTCAGCATTAAGTCCGTCTTTGGTTTCACTAGTGTAAGTTAAACCTAACTCAGACATGTATTTACCTACAACAACTTCGTTAAAAGTTTCACGATTATCTTCATGCACACTAAAAACATTATCATCACCTAAAGCAATCAAATAACATTTCTCATTGAACTTATACATGTCTGGAGTATCTTGATGTGCACGCATCCAACAATAACGAAAAGCGATACCATTGTACATAGTATTCACAATAGGAGTCAAAGGATGCCCACTAGGAAGAGAAGTATACCACTCGTAAATGCAATTTCCTTGAATATGTAAAGAGTTAGTTAATTCCATCCATAAAACTTTTCTAACATTCTGGTTTTCTGTACAATCTCCATACCATTCATTGATAACCTCAAGAATTTTATTGTGAATAATAGGCTTTTCTGAACCATCAAACTTGGAGTAGTCACCGGCGCCAATGCCTCTCGAAGAACCGGGAGATAATCTGCTAAATTTCTTAGCGATTAAATCCCATTCTTCACAAAATACATTAACACCAATAGCACTCTGATTGTCAATACGATTAATCTTATACCATAACATATAAGCTCCAAAGTACATACGATACATGAGTAACAACTTCAATGGTGAGGCTGAAATTAAACGAGTTTTGAACTCATCTACTTTCTCTATGGGACGAAGTTCGTCTTTTAAGCAATCCATAAAGATATGTTCATCTCTGATCAAACCTTCAGCTCTAACAATACTAAGTTCAATATCTTCTTTTAAAGATATGCAAGATTCGCTACCTAAGTTGAATTCGTCACCATCACCAAAATACCAAGTTTTTCCTTTATTTCCTTTAGGATCAAGAACCACCGCGGGATAACCAGGAGACGTTCTTCGATTGATAGAATCGAATTCTGTTCCAGGAATACCTACAATGGACTCCTCAAAAGAAAACAAACGCTTTTCCTGAGGTCTCTCACTGGCAGAAAATAGAAAATCTCTGTAATTTTCTGTAGCATCATTGATGATATCTCTATCCATCACAGGCCAAACTGAAGAATAATTCTTCAATGCAACCTCCCAAGGATTGTTTAAAACACCATCAATTCTTTTGGGCTTCAAATGAGCTGGCTTGGTAAATGTTTTTGTGATCAAACCATACAAATTACTATGCATCAACTTAGTTTTAGAAGCTAAAGTTGGTGACTGATCTACTGTACGGACGTAACCGAATCTACCATCACCAACAAGATTGCTAGATCCATCTAAAGAATAACATTGCATTTCGGTAACAATAAGATTAGCTTCTTTAACATTTTTGAGACATTCTGTAATGTCTTCAACGCAGAATGTTGAAGAATAGCCCTTGCCCATAGTGGGGGAACCAGCTACGTGAAGACCAAAGATCTTACGACGAGGCTCATTAGGGTTTAAAACACCCAAAATAGAACCACAGTCGCCTTTACGAGTGGTAGCTGTATAACTAACTCCTCTGGCAATATAATAATCCTCAATGTCACCACCAGAAACGTAAATTTCCTCTATGACATTTCCCATAAGATTGGTGTAAGAATAATCATCACCCGCAGAAGCTAAAACACATACTTCCTTCTTAAAAGAGTTCAAATCCTTTGCCGTAGCTAAATATTTAGTGATATCAGGTCTAGGACTAAAATCTTTAAATACAACACAAAGTAAGTCTTGAGCCTCCATAGTTGGAGTGTCATAACAACAACTAACTAATTCACTAAGTTTATAGATAACTTCATGAAATCCGTTTTTAGAATTAAAAGCTCCTCTCAAACGAACATAAGTGTTGTCGAATTGCTTAGTATCAAAAGTAGCATTGACAACGACATCCATAAAATGGTGAGGAACAACGCCAACGTTGCCTTTAACAAACAATGTATAACCGCATTTCCTATAATCTTCATCATCAATCTTAATAGAAAACTCATACAAATTAGTCTTAGTAATTTTCTTAATGATATCCTCACCTTGAGGATCATTGATTAAAGAATGTTGCGGCTGAATAGCCATTTGACGTAACTTTGCTGCATTAACTTTTTTAGCAACAACCTTCTTTGGCTTCATTTTGTACTCACCTTGAGAAACTTTCTGAGTAATTTTCTTATACCCAGTGTAACCAGCTGTAGCTACAAAAAGTAAAACTAGAGAACTAATAGTCTTGGTTGAGGTTAAAACTTGCTTCCAACTGGACCAATCATTATATTCACCAAGTTTAGAGATGGAATCTTTGAAAGATTTCAAACAATTTTTGACTTTGTCCACAACGGATTGTTTACTATTAGAAACAACACGAACTGGCTTCACATAAATTGGGATATCCTCTAAAAATTCAGGCTTATCAGCAAGAAATGCTGTAATAGTGCAAGGACGACTGGAATCGAGAATCAATTCATAAAAGTCATCCCCATACAAAGTCTGTAACTTATGAAAATAAACTCCATCGGAAACTAGAGGATTAATTGTATGTAATTCTCCCATCATATAGATTGATCTTTGCACAAAAGAAGTGCGATCTTTATTGCTCAAATTCTTGAACATAGTGCTAATTTGGAAAAACTCATCATCGTCAAACTCTTGAACAAGAGTGTAAAACTGACTAGAGGTGTCCTGAATGGGCACATCATATGACAAAGCTTTAGTAAACTTATCTTTGATCCATGAAAAGCCAATTTGCATCTCATTAGAAAACTCTCTACGACGTTCTCCCAACTCTATAACCTTCTGTTCATAAGCTAACTTGTTAAAATCATGTTGCTTAACTAAAATATTGACCATTTCTCTAAAAGAAACGACTTCACCAGTAGGTCTACGATTTAACAAATCATACTCATGAAATTCCAGAATATTATCTGGGTTAGTGGAAGAGATATTCAAAGGTCCCAAAGGGAGCTTTGAAACGTCTACCTTTTGATTCATCAAGTCAATAAAACCGTCCTTTTGTGCTGAATAACCAGCTTTTGGAACGACAGTATAAGTCTTTTTGAAACGACGCAGAAGTGCTCTAGGATCATGAATACTTTGAGTATTCAAGTTGGCAGAATTGGTTGTGGCAATAATAAATTTAGATCTAAATTTAGTGGAACCTTTATTATCCATCGATGCCATGTGTAAATCATAACCATTTTCATTAACACCACGAATAACATTAAATACTTCACTATCACCTCCAGTTGCTACATCTCTCATTTGAAGGAGATCATCAAACATGGTAACAATCTTATCGTGGTCATAACCATCCCAATATTCAGTTTCAATCTGACGATTGTAAATGAAACGTTCAGGGTTGTTTTCAAATGAAGGTCTCAAGGCATTATCTACCACGCTAGAGACCAACGCATGGGCCAAATGTTGCATAGTCTGGGTTTTAAAAGTACCAGGCCCTCCACGAAGAAGAACTGCAACAGGCTCTTGACGCAAGCCCTCTACTAAAAAGCCAGAATCACTAAAAGCTTTCTTGTACGTACGAAGTCTAGAAACTGCTCCATTAAGAGTAGAGAAAAGACCACTTGTTGTATTATGACGAGGTAAGTCACGCAACAATTGCTCTCCATTACGAAGAAGCTCAGCCAAAATTTCATAGTTATCAATTGTAAAAGTCAACTTTTTCTGCTCATACTGAGTGTCAATTTCGAAAACTCTTTCACTAAATTGAATATAAATTTCACCACTATTATTAAGAACATGGAACAATTTTTCGTAAATAGAACTAAATCCGAAATTTGCTAAAATTATCTCAATAATTTTAATAACAACGTTAGTTATAGACTGCAAACTACCTTTAACAATAGAAAAGTCTTTCAAGACTGGAATCAAGTTTTTAGAACTAACATTACCTTTAGAACCCATTAAAAACATACCAAGGATGGTTGCAATTTCAGGGCCTAAAGTATCTAGAGAACCTTGTGGTTCAATTTCATGAGCTTCTGGCTCATCGGAGAATAAAGAGAAAATCCTCTCTAAATCAGGGATCATGTTCAAAGAACTAATGACTGATTTAATATCATCTCTGTGAACATAAGCTACATAGGCTGAAGCCAAAGTTAACAAAGTACGAGTCTTCTCTTTTATAGACCAAACAACAGCTAAAATTAATAAAATTTTAGATACACGCTTTTGATCAATGTTGTTTAAGGTTTCAGAAAAACCTTGAATATTTCCTAATATGCGATCGAATTTATCCAAATTTTCATTAGATAAAAACTGAGTCACACTAAAGGAACCTTTTTCTAAATTCTCAAAGATATCGAAGAATCCTTGACTTTCAATTTCGTGCAATTTATCTTTGATGTGGTTAACATCAATCGACAAATCGCTAAAAGTGGGTGTGGCTACCACCTGGGCTTCACCACAACTGTTAAAACGTTTATTATTATTATTTGCGACCATATTTGTTAGAGAATTAAAAAGGGGTTTTGATGGTTCTAGGTACATCGACCCGATAATAAGATATCAGCTATCTTCTAAATGAATAGAATGCTTTCGTTGAAAAGCTTACAATGTAGTCTTGGATACAAGCCTGAATTAGTAAATTCGAGTTTTATATTTTATAATGTTTTTGACATAAAGTTTTCAATAGCGTTCTAACTTTTGGAAAGTGTTTACAACTTTAATTTTTATAGTTTTATTAATGTTTTTGGTTTTATAAAGTATATTAAAATACAAAATTATGCGAAAAATAGCACTTGCATAATAATGTAAAGAAAATTTGGAATGTAAAATATGTAAAAGCGAGAGATTCCAACCTCTAACTTCTTGTTGTTTTTGAGTTCATCTTTGAATACGAATAGTACTTACGATAAAGAACACCTCTGTAAAGTGTATTAAATGTTTATTTCCAAAATTCTACAAAAAGGTTCATACTTGTTACAAGCGACAAAATTCCTAATGTCGTCAAGCGACAACGGTTTAAATGCTGTAACGTAACTATGCTCACAATTGTAACGTGTAACGATGCCAATTAAAAGCACTAAAGTTCCTAATATCGAGAAGCAATGAGGTTATTAATCCCATTACGTCTCTATGCTCTAATTTAGTACATGATAATGTTTTAACCTTATTGATTATTCGTTTAAATACCAGTTAATTTGATAACTGAAGTAAATGAAAAGAACTCC